GCCTGGTTTAATGCCATCATCAATCCAGGTGCTACCTGTTTAAGTGCTGCAGTAGAGTCAGCATCAGTAACAAATTCAGTTCCACCAAGGTTAGCAAATAATCCTTTTCCAATGAATCCACCTTTGTCCTTCACCTCAATGTGCATATGTTCTGGGTGACCATGACGACCAGGACCTTGTTTTGTTCCAGGTCCACCATACATAGCACCCCAACTATCATGAATCAACATCTTGATAGCAGGATTATCTTGAAGAGATGTCAAGACAGAACGATATCTTGCTTTAGAATCCTCCATGGATCCTCTCCAGTCTGTCACATCAATAGCTCTACCTTGATAGTGACCATCACCTTGGTGAACATCGGAAACATATCCCTTTCCTGGAGTATATGTTCCACCAGATGATGTAGGTGTTTTAGTGAAGTCTGGGTGTTCTGCAACAGAGAAACCTTTAGAGATCAAGTCCTTACCAATATTAACAATACCAGATCCACTGATCTTAATGTCTCCACCACTAGATGCATCTGTATCACTTGGTTGACCAGACCCACTAGGAATTGAAGGACTTGGAGTGAATTCTTCTCCAGTGGATTCTCCTAATAATTTTTTCCAATCTTGAGGAACACTTGTTGGCACTGGATCTGTTTTTCCTACTTGCTCAAGATAATGATAGAAATTACCACTTGGTGCAAACATAATGTCAGTATCACCTTTATTATCAAGTTGAGATTGTCCTTTAAAATCAGTTCTACCCTGTAGTTCTTTTAAAGCTTCAACAATTTTACCTTGATTTTCTTTTAATTTTTTGGCAAGAACTTCATCTCTTACAGCAAGTCCTTTATAAACTGCTTCAAATTGTCCAGGGGCTGTGCCAACACCCATGATTGTGTTCGGGAATCTAGGGTCAGCAACTCTATTCAAAACTGCAGCAGCAACACCATACTCATCATCAGTATTTCTAGCTGCCTCTGCACTTACAATAAAAGCAAGATCACTGAAGTCTTGATCTGTCATATCTTTAAGAGAACCACCACCAGAACCGAGTGATGTTAGCACTCCAGTTGCAGAATCTCTTTCTCCAGCAGCAGTGCCAGGTCCAGCAGTTGATCCTGATTTAGATTCAGTGACAGTAGAACGTGTAGTTCCCATAAAATCTTTAGTTCTTTCTCTTCTAATCAAAGATCCAAAACTATTTTCAATCCAAGTGGAAGCATCTATTGGTCTAACTCCTGCTGCATCAGATAATCCACCTTCATTAAATGCAAACATTCCTTGGTTTATTTTTCCTTTTTTCAATCCCTCATTAATCATTAAGTTCATACCCATTGCTACTCTCTTGTAGTCTTGTGGGTCTACTTCTTGATTTAAAATTACTTTAGATGTAACTCTTAAGATTGGTCCAAAGTAATCATTTTTTCCAAGTTCATTACCAACGTTCCTCACTTTCTCTGCAAGTTGTTGCCCAGCAGGTCCTAATGGTGTCCCTTCTCCAGTTCCTGCCCATCCAAGAAAGTCCCACCATGCTCTTTCTTTATTTTGTTTTTGTTTTTCATCATCACCCGATTCTGTCATGGCAGGTAATGGTTCTATTAATTCTCTTGGTGGTTTCTTTAAAATTAATTTTTTAGGTTTCTTCCTGGTTCTTAATCGACGTTTTGCTTTTCCTTTTGATCCCTTAACTTTACCACCTTCTTGCATCTGATACATCATCTCTGCTTGAGATTCTTTGTCACCAAAGATGTTTCCAAAAGATCCCTTCTCTTTAAATCCAAATCCCAGAGTGACCATATTTAACATCTGTCTAATGTTTTCACGTATTCTGGCATCAAACTTAGCAAGATTTTTTCTTTGCTTCTTCATTCCCTCGGTATCACCAAAAAGGGCCATTACACCAAAACGAATTAATTCAATAGCATATCTAAATGGTGCTCCAAGAAGATCAAAAACATGCTGAAAGAACATAAGGGGCAAATCAATCAGTTTCTGAAATGCTAAACTAGCACCCATAATATATTTCAGTGGATTAAACCAACTCGCTTTTTCAAATTTTTCTTGGTTTATTTTCTGGTATTTTAATCCAAATTTTCTTAGTTGAAATATACCTTCACCCAAAGCAGAAAAAGCTAGTCCCGCACCAATAACAGCACCAGCAACAGCTCCAGCACCAGCACTGGTGCCTGTGCTAGCAGCAGTAGCAGTTCCTCCAGCAGCAGTTCCAGTAGCAGCAGTTCCCTTTGCTGCAGCAGCACCTTTAACAGCTGTGGCACCTTTAGTAGCACCCTTCCCTTTCATAAAATCTAAGAGTCCAGGTCCATCACCACCACCAGATGCAGCATCCATGGCAGCATCTAAAGTAATAGCAGTTGCCAATGTCAGTGCAGTACCAACAAGACCCATTACCTTATCAAAGTTTTGTGCTAGTCCATTTCCACCTATTGTTTCTAAGAAACCACGCGTGGCATCATATGCCCTATAACCAAATTCTACCATCGTGCCAAGGGCATCTACCAATTTAATTCCTACATCTGCTACAAAATTAAGAACCTTATCTGCAACTTTTACAAATCCAACCAACATTCCCACATGATCAACCATCTTTGAGAGGAAGATCGCAGCAACAACGTTACCAATAAATCTTTTGATCCATCCAAATATTCCCAGTTTGGGAACTGATGGCATCTTTAATTTATTCTCTGGTTTTTTGTCCTTAGCTTCTAATTTTTTTTCTTGATTTGCTCTATCCTCATCTTGCTGTGCTTTTTTCTTTTGCTTTACATTATCTTTTTCAGCATCACGAACACCTTTCAAGATGTTCTCAATCAGTAAGACTTTCTCATGAATAATTCCTAGGTAGTCATCCTTTGCAACTTTACTTGTAGAGACCTGTTTAATTGGTGCCATCTGTTTTGCAATGGCAGCAGTCGGTGACTTAACCAATGCACCACCTTTTTTCTGTTGTTGCTGTTGCTCACCTTGCTTGGGTGCAACGGCAGATGGTTTAACTGTCTTTTTACGTCCCATGATTTTAGACGCAGCAACACGTCCACCACCCTTGACTATTCCTCTTGCTCCTGCTCCTAGTAATGCTGGTAACATGTCTTATCTCCTTAGAATGGCATTGGTATGCCCATAATTTTAAACTTGTTCTTATCACCACTACCAGCATTCACTTCTGGAGTTCTAGATCCACCTCTATCGTTGTTGGATTTATCTTGCTGTTGTTGATTACTACCAGTATTAATTACTTGAATATTATTCGCAGCTGGTGGTTGTGGAGCAGAGACCTTTGGTGGTGTTGGTGCTATTTTTGCGGGTGGTTTTACTTGTGCTTGCGATCTCTTCATGTCTGCAAGAACTGCCTCCCTCATTTCAGGAGGTAGAGCCATGACCCTTTTCATGTTTTG